ATTGTTTTATCCACAGTCATCATCATCACTCTCCAATTGTCCAGTTCCTAAGCACCACTCACATACACTATACTCAGCATATGGCTCGTAGGTATCTCCGTATCTCTCCCAGCGTTCGTATTCTACCACACCCTCGCCGTGGCATTCTTGACACTCTTCCATGATTATCTCCTCTGCTGATTCTGTTTATACATATTTCCACCGTGGGGGTCAAGGACTAATTTCCACTGTAGGGGGGTCATTCCTTATTTCCACTGTAGGGGGTCGGGGCTGGTGATTCTCGATTTTTTTGTGGTGTTCCTGATTCGTTCTGTTTTCATGATTCGTTCCTGATTCGCTGACTAACAGACTGATTCGCTGACTAAGAGTCAGATTACAGACTAAGAGTCAGTTTACAGACTAAGGGTCAGTTTACAGACTAAGGGTCAGTTTATTGAACAAGAGTCAGTTTACAGACTAAGAGTCAGCAACGAGTCCCAGCCAGATTGAGGTGTGGTATTTTTGCAACACTATTTCATGCGGAGTCCTCTGGTGTTTTTTGCGACCGATTCGATAGAATCAGCCCGTTCGCCTATTGACTGATTCGTTTAGAGCATAGATTTTATTTGATTGCAAGCGATAATTTAGGTATGTTCCAAACGCATGGCTGCTATGTGTTTCTTGCATAGGTCCAGATCACTTGTTTTACCTATGCTCCTGGCGCATGGCTGCTATGCACTCAGATCAAATCGACGGAAAGCCCAAAAATAGCCCCATAGAAGCCCGACTCGCGTTTGACTATGCTCAGGTCATGAAATTTCGACTCGATACCTTGCTGGGAATTGGTTTAGTATTGGTATAGGTATTTTGTACCAGTTAAAGACTCTTTATTTATGTGAAATTATTTGTTTGACTCTATGGCGAATCATGTTTATTGATCGGCTCAACGAAACAACACAAGGAAAAAATACAATGTTCAAATCACTTATTCAGCTCACAATAATCGGTTTAATCTTTGGTACTTTTGTTGCCTCTCCTTTTATTATTGCATTGATTATACCCGCACCACTAGGAATGGCATCGCTTGTTATCACATTGCCTGTAGGACCTTGGATCGCTTGCGCTATCCTTGATAAACTCGCAACTCTTTCCATATAACAACACAAACAAGGAGTCGGAATATGGACCTTCAAACATACACAATCGCCACCCGCGACACAATCGCTCAACAATTTGTCCCAGTATCTGGATTCATCTTAATGACAATCAAACAAGCGCAGGAATTAGCGCAAGAATATAGAGCCAGCGGAATCGACGCCGTGGCGTTTAATACACAAGGAGTCTGAATTATGGCAAACGTAACTTACACAATATACAGAGGTCCAAGCCTATTTGATGGTTCGCCTATTGTGGTTTGGGCGCAGTCTAATAGTGGAAACTCTAAAACTGGCGATATGGTACAGACGTTTATTCAAGCTGATGGACTACACGCAGACAATGCAGGTAAAGACTGCGACCCGCTTACAATGTCGCGCAATGGTTCCGATGCATCTTATTGCGGCTCGTGTATACATAGAGGCACGCCAAACAATAACGCAAAAGGTCAAGCGACTAATAGAACGTGTTATGTGACTCTAGCTCACGCGCCACTAGGGAAACACAAGGCTTATTTAAAAGGTAAATATACAGAAGCATTTGGACATGATGCAATCTCCGCAATAGGTAAAGGTCGCATGGTTCGACTCGGTACATTTGGCGACCCTGCAGCGGTTCCAAGCTATATCTGGGAAAGCCTACTAAGTGAAAGCGTAGGGCATACTGCATACACACACGGCACAGTTAACCCTATGCCAGAGTCCATAATGACAAGCGCAGATTCACCCGTACAAGCTAGACAGGCTTGGCAACGTGGCGAACGTACTTTTAGAGTTATATCTTCATTAGATAGCGTTATTAAAGGTAAAGAGATATTATGCCCTGCAAGTGAGGAGGCTGGTCGCAAAACTACCTGTATATCTTGCAAGCTATGTGCTGGCGCAAAGGTTAAAGGTAAATCCATCGCCATAGTCGCACATGGTACAAGTAAACGTAAATTCAAGGAGTCGGTGTAATGACTGTCAAACCATCATTTAAGGAGATACTAGAACAACGGCAAGAATATCTAGACGCGCTTAAATCAAATGGTGACATATACGCGCTAGAGTTTTTATCATGTAGTTTTTTATATGATAACGGTAACGCCAATATATCCCCACTAACAACAGCACAACACAGCACAATGGCAAAATGGAAAGCGACAACACAATGATAGATTATCATGTAGTATTAATTGACGAACTGGGCGAAGAGTACAGCGTAACTGTTAGCGTCCCAGACCTAGTGGAAAACGTGACTGAATGTGTTAGGGAAGAATACCCCGAGTCTTCTATTGTCTATATCATGCCAAAAGGATTCTAATCATGGAACGCTATAAAACATTACTAAAACGCATCGGACTTGCTTTGGTCTGGCTTGCTAACGTGGCAACGATAATAGGATGGACCTATCTTGCGGTGTATCACTGGCCCTGATAATAGCCTCATACAAGCCCGACTCCTGCCATTGGTTAACCCTAGTGGCGGGATTTCTTTTGTGTGCTTGTATGGCGCTAATATTGAGCTACAGGGCATGGGGTATTATTATACCGACTCAATATGTTAGCTTGTGATTACTTGCGAGCCATTCTCAATTCTGTGCCGTTGTCTAATTGCAAATGATTATCAATTGCATTGCCGATTCGCTGTCCACGCGCAAGAAATTACTTTTGTCAATGATTCTTTTGTGTTTCTAATCAATTACTTGTGTCAATAGCTTAAAATGTTGCAATTATGTCACACCAGGAGTGATTCGTTATTTTCATTGGGGGTATGTCAATATATACTTTAGTATGGGACCCTATACTTTATGGGTTATAATTTTGAGCGGTGCGGTTATCCACCCATATCTATAACATAAGAAATTTACTTTGGGTTATATTTATTACTCCACACCCTTAATTAGTAATAAGGTATAAAACTCAAGAATCCGTTGGTTTGTGAAAAAATAAAAAAATATTTTGGTGAGATGTCACAAAACAGCAATTAGCCCCTGTATATACAATAGGGGAAGTAAAATTACGTTTTGGGGAAGGTAGGACAAAGTGTCGCACCCTAAAAAAAGAATCGTTTAATTTCGGCGGGTTAATAAAAAGCGACAAGAAATATCAAAAGTGTAGGTTTACAAACTCATTTTTAGGTGCCTATATATATATAAGAGGTTCTCCAGAGTTGTATACTAGACATTAGTATAGTATTAGATAATAGTAGTATTAGTGTACAGAATATAGGGTAGTATATACCTTATGTGTATAGCTTAAGGTGAGAGGCTTAAAGAATGCTACAATACTAGGGATTAACTATGTTGTAGTGAATATGAAGTTCTCCCTCAGTCAACCATGATGAACACTGACAAGTTAGAATTACAGGATGGGATCATGCCGATGATTGAGGGAGTTATACTTATTGTTGTTGTATTATTATTTGTGATGTATTAGTCATCATGTACGGAACTGAAGGATGTTCAGAGTTCATGGCAGAGAAACTACCATATAGTGCTATTATAGGTAAGCATGTTCGTAAGGGCATCAGTAGTGGTGTGTCAGTTAAGGATATTATGGCATCCATACAGAAATATTCTCATGCTCCTAGTTCCACAGCTACTTTCTATAAGTTGTATGGTGGGGACATAGCTGAGGTTAAGTTTGATACTACATCAGCTATTGGTAATGTTGTCGTTGAACAAGCGTTAGCTGGGGATTTTAAAGCTGCTGAGTTGTACTTAAGAAGTAAGGGAGGTTGGTCTCCTACTAACACTGTTGAGGAACGGGAAGTTGGTAGTGAAGAAGAGGAAGACCGCTCCGCTGTAGAAGAGATTATGACCCGACTAGGAAAGAACAACTCTGATGACAGTGCGGAAGATAGTAGCTTGGTGGAGCGCAGGAGCGACTAGTGCGGTCTCTGTAAAATTAGCTATAGATGAGTTTGGTGTTGATAACGTAACTCCCATATACTTTGCCATAGATACAGCACATAAAGATAACTCTAGGTTTAAGAGTGAGTGTGAGGATTGGTATGGTTGTGAGATACAAGTACGAAGGTCTCCTAAGTACAAAGACCACTTTGAGGTTGTAGAAAAGACTAAATACTTAAATGGTCCAGCAGGGGCTAGATGTACTACCGAATTGAAGAAAAAGGTAAGGCAGAGTGTAGAGAAAGAATTTGAGTTTGACGGTCAAATATTTGGGTTTGAGTATAACCCCAAAGAAATAAATAGGGCTATAAGATTTAAAGAGCAGAATCCGGGTGCTAAACCTATCTTCCCTCTCATAGAAAACAAGATTACTAAGCCAGAATGCTTACATTTACTCCAACAGGTTAACATAGACATCCCTGCCATGTACACTCTAGGGTACAGTAATAACAACTGCATAGGTTGCGTAAAGGGCGGAATTGGTTATTGGAACAAGATAAGGGTTGACTTTCCAGAGGTATTTGAAAAAATGTCTTTGTTAGAGAGAAAACTAGATCGTACCTGTCAGAAAAATAGAGAGTTCCTAGATGAGATAGACCCAAGCAGAGGCCACGGACAGAAGATTATTATGCCTGATTGTGGTAACTTTTGTGACATAGAATTTCAGCACATTAATCATCCCCAACTAGACCTGTTGTTAGAAAACCCCGAACTTATGAGGAGCATGTAGTTACATGATACCCGAACAGACCATAGACAGTGCAAATACAAGTGTAAACCAACTACCGTTTCTACACAAGAATGTTGCAGATAGCTTAAACGGTTATTTTGTATTAGACTACGGGTGTGGTAAATACAGCAAGGGGCTAGATTACTTAGAAGGAGTGTCTGATGGTTGTGTGGGTTACGATCCCTACAATCAGCCAGAAGAGGTCAATTATTGGGCCATGAAGTACTTAGGCGAGGGTAGCGTAGATATTGTTGTGTGCAGCAATGTTCTTAATGTAGTAAAAGAATATGATATAAGGGCAAGTATAATAGAGGACTGCTCTAAAGCCTCACTTAAGGCTTTCTTTTCTGTGTATGAAGGTGATAAAAAGAAGGTTGGAAGGCAAACTACTAAGGGTTGGCAAGAAAACAGACCTACACAAGATTACATACATGAGATAGAGAAATACTTTAGCTTTGTAGAAAGAAAAGGTAAAGTAATAACCGCATGGCCTTAATCAGTAGGATAACGGCTGATGACTTAAGGAAGTTACCTGACTCAGAGGTAGCTGATGTTTTGTCGTCCCTTTCCCCAGAGCAAGCTGAAGAACTTAAGTACGATTGGAAGTTTTGGGCTAGACCTGATCAATTAGAGCCTGATGGTAACTGGAATATCTGGGTAGCATTAGCTGGGCGTGGTTGGGGTAAGACTAGGGCTGGTGCTGAGTGGGTACGACACAGAATTATGAAGAATGATCGTATTGTTCACTGTGTAGCACCAACTAAGGGTGATGTTCGTAGGGTTATGGTTGAAGGTGACTCTGGACTAATGAATGTCTGTCATAAGAATGATAAGACTTACAGAGGAAAAGAGTTAGGCTTCCCTACTTGGTCCCCTACTAACAATACAATGACTTGGGCTAATGGTTCTAAGGCTGTATTCTTTAGTGCTGAAGACCCGGAGAGACTTAGGGGACCACAGGCTTATTCAATGTGGGCAGATGAACTTTGTGCTTGGAGAAACGCTCAAGAGACTTGGGACATGGCTCAGTTTGGGTTACGCTTAGGTAGACGCCCAGTATCTTTTGTTACTACTACACCTAAGACAACTAAGCTAATACGGACTATTCTTGATGACGAAAAGACGGTTGTCTCTAGGGGCAGCACTTATGACAATTCTGCTAATCTCGCTGATACTTTTATCGACGCCATCAGGAAGACCTATGAAGGTACACGCCTTGGGAGGCAAGAGTTATATGCAGAAATACTTGACGAAGCGTCTGGTGCATTATGGTCAAGAGGTCTCCTAGCTAAGTGTGAGATAGAGAAAGATCAGGTTCCAACCCTTAATCGTATTGTTGTTGCTATTGACCCGGCTATTACCTCTAATGCTGAAAGTGACATGACAGGTATTGTTGTAGCTGGTGTAGATGTGAACGGTACAGCTTATGTCCTAGAGGATCATACTGGTCGTTATACACCTCAACAGTGGGCATCTAAGGCTGTAGAGTTATACCATGAGCATTTAGCTGACAGGATTGTAGCTGAGAGAAACCAAGGCGGTGATATGGTAAGACATACACTGCATACAGAAGATGAAACACTGCCAGTAAGGTTAGTACATGCCTCAAGAGGTAAGATGGCTAGGGCAGAACCAGTTTCAGCATTATATGAACAAAACAGAGTTAAGCATGTAAGAGGATTGAACGACTTAGAGGATCAGATGGTCCAGTGGGAGCCTCTAGGTTCTATTGGGTCTCCTGACAGGTTAGATGCTCTAGTATGGGCTAT